CATTGTTCGGGGTGCGTGACGATACGGCCGACGACGCGCGAAACGCGTCTGAGGACGTCTGGGAAGAAGCCCCAAGGGTTGACCATGATGCCCTTCGAGTTGTAGTGTTGTTTGGCGGCGAGTATACCCAAATGCAGCTCGGAGTTGTTGTTGATGACGTCCAGACAGTCTGCCACAGAGCGGCGCATTTCCTCCCATTGTTCGGGGTGCGTGACGATACGGCCGACGACGCGCGAAACGCGTCTGAGGACGTCTGGGAAGAAGCCCCAAGGGTTGAGGAAATTGGCGATAAATTCGGGTACGACGTCAACAGAGTCCTTGAGGATGTATTGGCACCACTGCATTAGTGTTTGTCCGTCGTATTTTCTCTCCTCACACTTGTCGCAGCAAACGACGCTGTCGTCACCTTTGAACATGGCGAAACGTAGGTTGGTGTATTTGAAGCCTCCGCCGATGATTGTCATGCTGTACATGGTGTTGAATGTTAAGGTGACGAGATGACCGGAAGTCATCATGAATCTGGATACAAATAGTGCATGTTGTACGCGCTGATCTACGTCGAACATAGCTGTGGCGGTCCACTTCTCGCGTTGGTTGACGTGATGGTCGACGGTCCGGGCAGGTGCCCCTGCGCTCTTGGCGAGGACGGCGATAGCTACGTTGCCGACATGTTTCTGAGATTGGTCGAATGCAGTAGCGTCTTTTGAATGTGTCTTCGCACGGGCGTCGGTGAGATGTGCGCCGTAACCTTTCTTTTTAAATTCTTCCGCGATGTCGTGGTCGGATTTGTCGACGGCCCACATGCAGTTGTCGGCTAGTGATTCCTTGACCCAATCATGTAGTTGTTTTTGCATTGATGCAAACATGATGTTAGAGATTTTCGACCAAGCGCTGATGCCTTGTCCCGCTTTGTCGCTGGTGTCCCACCATAATTCCCTGATCTCTTTGGGTTGGTTTTTCATGTGGAACTTGACTTCCTTGTTGCGCTGATCGTACCATTCGGTGTTGAGTTCGTCGAATTTTTGTTTTGTTGTGGCGTCCGCGTCTTTGAGCATGTCGGCAATGAGGTCTTCGTATTTCCGTTGCAGTTCCATTTGTTTGGTGCTGCCGGACATGAAGTCGTCGATGAAGCCACCTACGATTTCGCGGAACTTGGGTTGTGCTGGTAGATGGTTGTAGCAGTCAAGCTCTGCTTGTCTGATGTATTTTTGATCTTCCAATGGTATCGTGGATTTGTATTTATTTTGCAAGCGAATGAGATACTCGCAGATGCCGCGATAAATTTCGTCGTGTCCCAGTATGAGTTTTGCGCGCTTATCGCGTGGTTTTAGGAAAGTCTCCAGGCCAAGGTAGTGTGCGTCCAACAATTTGGTGTACATTTTGTAGGACGGCTGCAAATGTTTTGACATATACCTCTTATTGATTGTGTTGATGGTGTTTAGTTTGTCGGCACCGGCATAATACTTCACATATGGTTCGTCGATCATGCGGCCGTTGATTTTGACATCGCTAACGTCAAAAGCGCCGGCTGGTATCTTGAGTTTTTCGCCGCTTTCGGGTCCTGCAATCATGTTGATCCGGATGTCCAATGTCTTTCTTTCCATGTAGGGGTTCTTCTTAGGGTATACTTTGCGCATGATGTCGCGCACAGTCTCGAGGTTAGTCGTCTCGTTAGCCACCATATTCAGTTGCTCCTTGATGGGGACATCTTCGACCGTGCGTTCGACCCTGTGCTCGTTGACCGGTATGCTTTCGACCATCGGCGTTGCAATGGCACGTTCCAGTGGTGAACCGAGGATTGCCATAAAGTGTTCGTTTTGTTCACCTGTACCGTACATTACAATGGTATCTGTGGCGCGACTGAGTGCAGTGTAGACGTATGTCGAGCGGTCGCCGTGGATCTGGTCGATGTCAGTCGTGATGATATGCACGGTTTCGTAGGTTCCGCCCATGGCTTCGTGTATGGTAGATACCCTAGGTTGTTTGAGCTCTTTTTCGAGGTAGATCTTCATTTTCTGCGTAGCGCACAGCATGATATCGTTGTTAAATCTTTGTATTTTCTCTAAACTGCCGTGGATTATTTTACCAATACGGGACGGGTTAGCCGTAAAGTCTGGTATGTAGTTGCGCACAAACGGTTCGATAGACTTAGGGCATCTTTTTGATTCGCTGATGTATTTTAGATCATCTATCATTTCGATTTTATAGCTTGGCGCGGTGCCCTGGAAGTCGGTTTTAATTTGAAACTGGTCGCCTAAAGCCAGAAAAGCCGCATTCGGGGCTAAATGTCGATATATGTCGATGAAATAAGGATTGACTAGGAAGATCTCGTCGATGAAGATTTGGTCGAAAGATTTGCCGCGAAACTTCAACAGTTTGATCGCTTTAATGAATGTGACCGCTCGACTGTCATTGTTGATGATCTTAGTTTTGATTTTTTCGTTGTGCTCGAATGTGACGACGCGGAGTGGAGCGATGATGAGTGAGCAATAACCGCAAAAGTTGTCGAGGACTAGCTTACTTTTTCCGGAGCCGGCTACGCCGAGTCGTGCGTCGATCTCGTTGGTGGTCATTTCGGCATCGTCGATGAATTCGAAGTCTTCTTCGTCTAAATTTTCCTTGAGGTACGGGTCGTTATGCAGCGATTTTTTGAATAATGCGAATTGTGATAGGTCCGGCTTCCATTTGAGTACAGCGTTAGCGTATTCTATGTTGTTACTGCCACATCTACAGCCGTCATTGACTTGTTTCTTGGCGTTGTGGGCATCTAACGTTTGCATGCTTTCAGCTATGTCAACTGTTCGAGGGACGCCTCTGATGTTGCTGATGGTGTAGTACACTTCCGCTGAAGCGAGTTCGCTACCGTCGTTGCGCCAGATGTGTATGTTGAAATCGCTGAACAGATCACACAGATAGGTCTCGAATGTCTGACGTTCATCGTCGTCAACGTATGCTTGGAATTTGCTAGTGACGTAGACGTCCGATTTACCGAGGATCATTTTTGCGTAAGTAAAGAACATGTCGCCTGGTGATGCGCTGTGATCTAATAGCACCATGTCGGCGTCTTGTACTTTGGGTAAGTCGGTGTACTTAGTCCACGGATGTGCGACTACATTCTTCATGAGATGGAAGTCGCCGTTGATATAATGGCATGGCAAGTATTGAACTTTCTTGTTTGGTACGCGATAAAAGTGTCCGGGTGCACAAGACAGTTCAACTATGCGATTGCATTTATATTCGAGAGCTACTTTTTCGATGTCGCGATATTTATTAATCATCTTATCGGGATGTGAGTCGGGCGCTATGTGCATCCAATTGCCGGGGTCGTACTTACTGCGGGTTGGTTGTAGTGGTTTGCCTATACCGAGTGTGGTGTAACCACCATGTGCGCAGAGATGCGTTTTGTTGTAGTTAATGCGCTGATCTCGGTTGTAGATACAAAGTACCTTCTTGCATTTGAGCCGTTCGAAAGAAGTTTTGACGCAACACAAGTCGTTCCCATATATCGCTGTTCCGATAAGTGGCATGTAGACGGTCAGCTTGTTCTTCAAGGCGTACTTGTCGATCCCGTCGAATATTTCTTTGAGTCTTTGTTGCTGCATGACTTTAGTGTTAGTTTTGACGTTTGCGTCTAGGGCCACTGCGAGCGCGAGATGATATTTGCCATGTTTGGTGAAAGTCAGCGGTTGAACTGGTTTGTTGATGTTTGCGTCGTATCCCTGGAAAAGTAGGCGGAAGGCCGCTGCTTGACCTGCGCCATCGGTCAACATAGAGTTGGCGCAATTTACGTAGAGGCCTTGTGTGTGCGGCTCGATGTCGCTGTAGTCGCCCATGAAGATGGGCTCACAGTCACAGTCAACAGCTACGTAATGGTTGACGATGAGTTGAACCTTCGCGGTTGGCCATTTGGAGTCGTATATGGCGCGCATGATATACGCGTCCAGAGCTTTGACCTTCGGGACATGGCAGATGAAGTTCATGTTGTTGACTTTGGCGACCCAGGCTAACTCATGAATGTCGTGCATGGAAGTGGACAGTGGTTGTTGACTGCCTCTAACTTCAACGTTTTTGGGCACGATAAACGGTGTAGAGATGCCAAATTTGTTATGGAAGAATCTTAATGCATGAATGCCGCAACTTCCATCTCCGGGCGGGTCGTGGATCATTTTTGTATGAGTGTCTTCACGACGTAATAGTTTCTTCTTTCCGTCGTCTAGTTTCTTGTCACCGTCGCTCTTCTTATTTTCCGGCGCAGCTGGTATATCGGCGTCTGCTGCAAAAATGTCCGGCAATTCCAGGAATGTTGCGTCGGTTTTTCCGTATCCTTTTGTGTTGATGTAGCCGTTTACAACGTATTTAGGTACCGCTTTGATACGTAAGTCAGGCATATAGGTGTTTGATGCGGTCTCTACGTGCTCCAGATAATGTTCAACGCTGTGACCGGCGAGGGTGGCGAAGATTTTATCTTTCGTGCTTTGGAGGAACACTTTGATTGAATGTTTGAATTTGTCCCAGAAGCCGCCGTCGCAATTGCGCAAATGTTGGAACATCCCGCTGATGCCTTGAGTTCGATGGAAACGGTTGACCGCTCCGATCATATAGAGACTGATTTGTAACCTCTCGTACGTGTCGTGATCTAGAGTGAGGCCCTTATAGACCAAGCGTTGTTGTTTTTCGACGGTGTAGTATACCGATATGCTTTTGGCGTCGAAAGTTGCGGCGAATGATGGATAGTTGAACATGTTGTCAGCGATTCTTTGGCACCATTTAAGTGCGCTATCGACGATCGTTTTGTCTATTAGAAACGTTCTTTGAAACATGTTGCCGGCCGCGTGTAGTGTGGTCCAATAAAAAGGTACGTCGGGTACGATATAGCATGTGTCGTTCGGTTTGAGGTTTAACGTGCGGTATAAATACTGGTTGCGTCTGGAAGATGTGCGTGTGACCCTAATGTTGGTGAACGTGCTGAGTTGTTCAATATGTTCGAACACATATTCGTAGTATGGGCTACTAGCATGAGTAGTGCACATGTATTTTTTCCAGTTGTAATAATTGTGGTAGTAGGCGTTGCTGTTGTCGTTGAGACTGAAACGGCAGAATTTGTCTCTGCAGCAGCCTGAAGTACCAGGTGTTTCGATGATTTCGTTTTTGTAAAATGTTTGATCCATGACGAACATTTTATCGACGAGGTTGTGCGGGAAGAACATCCAAATGTCGAGCGTTATGCATCCGTGTCTTTCCATGATGTTGGGGATGTCTTCGATGGGTATGTCGTATACGTTGATCATGTACGCATATGGTGCAGTTATGTTGCAATTCTGAGCTCCATGTTTGCACAGATATTTCATGGAGTTGATGTTGCCCTCTAGTTGTAAGTAGGCGTTAAGGTACCTGGCTTCGGTACGTGTGTCAGCGATTAACGTGCATATATGATGGTGTTTGGGAGTACGCAAGGGAGTTCCGCCGATGTCGATGCAACGAGAGAAATTTTTTCCGACCTCGATGCATTTTTCATAAGCATACCTTTGTAGCTCCGCTGGCACCGGATGAGGGTGCCTATGCAGTTGCTGTTTTGTTCCGTCAAAAGTGACCGGTCGAGGTGACAAGGCCTCTTTGATACTTTCGTAATCAGAGTCGGTCATGTAAAACCTCAACGGGTAGCTGCCATGTTCGAACTTGGCAATCACGCGTTTACGTATGTCGTCAGACACGGCGCGGACGTTTTCGTCGATGACGGAGCAGATTGGATTCCAATTCATTTTCAATTATTTTCAATTAAATAGCAATTTATTAGATTTACTTTCGTAAACAATTAGCAAGACAGACCACTTTCTTGCTTCG